TTCTGGTTTTGTAGGTGGTTTACTTAAATCAATTTTTATAACGCTGTCATCTCCTGCGCTATCAAATTTTGTTTCATCGATCTTGGTTGTTTCTTCAACTTGTTTTGATTCCTCAACTTGTTCAGTCGATTCTTGTGTAGTTTCTTCAACTACTTTTTCATCTTTTTCTTCCATAATATAATATAATAATAATTAATAAATTTTATCTAGGTTCAAACGCGCCTAAATCAAATCCGCCACCTAGTATATCATTACCTGATGACTCAAAGTTTTTAGGTGGTTTGCCTGACTTTCTTTGGTCTATAAGCTCACTTTGTTGTGTAGCTTGTATTTTCGTTCTTTCGTCTTTTCTATCTTCTTTTTCTCTCATAAGTTCAGCAGGACTAGTTTCCATACCTTTAAGTTGCATATTCATTTGAAACTCTAGTTGCATTAGTTCTTTTTTGTGTTCAACTTCTTGCATCATTTTTTGAGATTCTAACTGCGCTTTCATTTGTTCTAATTGACTTTGGTTTTGAGTTATAGCTTGATTCTTTTGAACTTCAGCTTGTGCTGCAACTTGTTGTGCTTGCGCATTTGCTTGTGCTTGCATTTGTATGTTTTGCTGTTGTAACGCTTGATCTCTTTGAAGTTTCTTAGCTCTACGTATTTTTAAAAGTTGGTTTGCAAGTTTAATATTTTTAATTTCTCTAAGATCTATAGCGTCTTCCAGCTCAATACTTTGTTGTTGTAGTGCTACTTGTATGTTATTCTCTAATATCATTTTTTCTTCTTCATCTGGCATTAATTCTATAAATATACCAAAATCATATAAGTGTAACTCAGACATTTCTCTTAGAGTAGCTACATTGTGAGAACCTACAGCTTGAATAAAAGCATCTGCTGTGGGTGAATATTCTAATATATCAGATATTCTAAGTGATAAACACTCTGCAGTTTCAGCTGTTAAAAATAATCCAGCTTGTAATATATGTCTTGTTGCTGTATTAGAATTTGCAGCTGCTAATTTTTGTACACCAACCAAAGCATTTTTATCAGGCATACTACCATCTCTAGCTTCGTTTAATCCGGTCACATCTCTTATCATTTGTAAATAATAATTATATGTACCTATTAAACTTTGCATTTTCGCACCACCATTACCAGATTGTATTTCTTGAATAGGCACTTTACCTGGATTCATATCACCATCTTGTGTAAATGATCTACCAATAACAGATCCTGTTTGGAAGAACATGTTTAATGCTTCTTGTGGATTATAATTTGTTCCGTTACCTAAATCTATTTCAGCAAGTCCATCAGCATCTAAATAAACTCCATCTGGAACTAATCTAGACATTACTTGTTGAAGTTTTAAATGTGTTAGTTGAATCATATCAGCAAAACCAGTAATTCTTCCAACTAAAGATTCTATTCTACCATTATACATTCTAGGAGCAACAATACTATAATTCATTTTAACTTTAGTATAATCACTTTTAGGTCGCATCATATTTTTAGACATTTCCCATTTAAGTAATTTATCAGTACCTAAAATTAGAGCACCTTCATATAGTGTTTCTATAGATCTTAATAATCTAGAATATCCACCTTCCATATCTTTTGGTGGATCAAACTGATCATCTTTAGGAATTATTTTATCTGCACCTGTTCCAGTTTCTTTTACTTTATAAACCTCATTCATGTAAGTCTTATAGTTGAAATATAAAACTTGAATAGTGTTAGTGTCTTCTTTATCTACATGATATATAGAGTTATAGTTAGATCTATTATAAGGTTTATTGTTCATTATATCCTCTAAATCACCCTGTGTTAAATGAGGAAACTGTTTTGCTAATTCGTTTACTGGTATAGATTTTACTTCACCAACATAATATATATCATCAAAATAAGGGGAGTCTGTATAAGAATAAACAAGATTAGCAGGGTCTACATAATCTATAGTAACACCTTCTGAGGTGTTAAATGAAGTTTTAACAGCACCAATACCCAATACTGTTAAATCATAATAAAATCTTTTCTTTATTAATTCATAGTTATTACCTTCCATTAAAACATTTAAGGCTTGTTCTTCTGCAAGTTCTACAGCTTGCTTATAATTAAGCTGCATATGTAATGCTAATTCTTCTTCTGTGTCTGGTAATGTTTCTGGATCATTTTCTTCTAATGGTATACCAAAAGCTTGTTTTGAAAACTCATTTAAATCCCTTGTTCTCATGTCTGCTAATATAGACTCCATGTATTTTGTTCTTTTACTAACACCATATAGATCTTGAGAAAAAGCTTTTATATCATACGTACGCTCTGCAATACCATTAACAACTATATCTACAAATTTAGGTATAATAGGAACTGGTTTCCAGTCTAAATTTAAATAGGACAAATCACCGTTTATAGATAACTCATCCTTATACTTTTGAATAGACTGCTCACCTCTTGCGTACAATCTTAAATTATGAAAATTATTTTTATTATCGGAGTATCTATTTAAGTTTCTATAATCATTAAACCATTCGGTTTCTATAGCTTTAGCTACTTTTAAACCATAATCATAGCTTAACTTTTCTATATCACTTACAACTTGACTCGGGAAATAACTTTTAATGCCAGACTCTGCCATATTTATTATTTGATTATTTGTGAAGTATTACCTGTGTTTTTATACTTAGCAATACTTATGTTTAATTTAGGTTTTTCTATTTTTGCGTTTGGAGCGTATAAATGCCTATTGTTAGCCATAATAGCTAAACCACTACTTATTGTTGCATCAAACTTTGTTCTTTTATTTATATCAAATCTCGACCAATCATTTAATAGTGAGTTGAAATATAAATTTCCAAACGTTCCATCTTGCTTCATACCTACATGATCTTGAATATACATTTCAATCGCTGCTGCATGAGCTTGTTTTATATCTTCACTAGAGTTTGGTATACCACCTACTTCTTTTTCAGCTGTAGACAACTTGTTCCACACTTTATCTGGTCTATTCATACTAAAACCTCTATATCCTCTTCTTCGTAAATAGTATAATAATCTAGGTTTGTTATTCTCTGCGAGTATTGGCATACCATAAAATACCAGCGCCATTAAAACATCTTCAAAGAATATCTCAGCTGTAGGTGGTCTAGATAAATACTCTAAAAAGAAAGTGTTTGCTGGAGCATCTTCCATTGAAAATTTAGTTAATCCGTGTAACGCTCCTTTAGATCCTTCTCCATCTACAGTTCCTGATATATCGTATGAATCACAACCAAAAGCACCCATATGTTCATTACCAGGATATCTTATACCATTTTTTAATACCACTCTATTTTGTAGTTGTTGGGATGGTACCCAACTTAATTTAAATCTACCTTTTGGGTCTGGATAGAATATAACTTGTGAATCTTTTACACCATTAACCCATTGAAAATTACCAGTTGTAATTCCAAGTGTTCTAGACATTTCTTCGTTATAGTCTATCTGTTCGTATATTTTAACAAGATTAAATATACTATTTTTTGTTTCATCACGAAAAGCATGTTCTTCTGTTCTAGGAAACTGTCGGTAAAATTCATTTAAAGCATCTTGATCATCTTTTAAACCATCAGCTTCATTTTGCCAACTATCTATTACACCTACATCTATTAATTCACCGTCTGGGGCGAACACATCGATATCAGGAGTAGTGAAAACTGGAATTCCGAACTCGTCAATAAATCCTTCGTAGTTCCACTCCATTGGGATAAACAAAGAGTATAAACCAGATTTTGTCTGACCATTTCTATTTCTTTTAGTGACATCGGATGCATTGTATAGTTTTTTAAAGTTATCACCTCCTTTATCTAAGGCGTTTGAAGTACTACCCATCATACATTTACCTATAATCCTACTACCTAATCTTAAACAAGTTTTTGTAACTCTCCAGTTATTTAGTATGTTATCAGGTCTCTCCCATTTACCGCTTTCATCGTGTACTAGTAAATTTAGTTTTTCACCATCATAACTATTATCACCAGTATTCTTCCAATCTATAGTTGTATCTAATCCTTGTATATCTTCTATCTTTTCGTTAGATGTTATTTTCTTTCTTGTAAACTTACTTGCTGGTACTCTATATGCTAATTCTGATTTAGGTCGATCCATACCATCTTGTATCGGTTTAAAAAAGAAAGGATAGTTTATGCTAATTGGTACAACTTTATCAGTAAACATCTTTTTAGCATCGGAACCTGTTTTAGATAGTATACCATATCTACTATCACTTGCAAGAGTGGCTAAATTAACTGTTTCGGCAGATGACATAAACGAAAAACCTGATCTTCTGTTCTTTAGGTAGCACATACCATAACATCTTTTGTCTGCTTTACATGCTTCCCAGAATATATAAAATAGTCTATTAGCTTCTCTAAAATCAGGAGCACCAACATCAATCTTACTCCATTGAAGATACATATAATGTGTACCTGTTATGTATGTAGATTTTCCGTTATTGTTAAACCAAAAACCTTCATCTCTTCTTTTAAACTCCTCATCTATGTAATCAAACCACTGTTCTTTGTTTTCTTCTGGATAGTTTTTCCAATCAAATATACTTCTTAATTTAGCAAGTTCTTTAGGTTGTTCAAATTTTACCCATTTTTTCTCTTTGCGCACGTGCACTCGCACTGGTTCCAGCGGCAAGCCAATTCGCAAATTTTGCATTTCATAGATTTCCCCAATTTTACCAGTTTTTGATATAACGATGATATCATGTTCTTTATTGTAACCATATTTCCATTTTTTACCCTTATTAAGTCTACTTATAGTAGTCTTTTTTATAGGTTCTATTATTTTAACTAAACTTTGCTCGTACATTACTTAGATCTACCTTCTGCGAATCCTTTAAAGACTTTTTCCTCTCTCTTTTCAGATGTCTTTCCCTCAAGCAGGTTTTTTTCTTCTTGTATTCTGTTAAGTATTTCAAATGCGTCAAAGATAGCTAGTTTTTTAGTAGCCGCAGCATTTTTCAATCTATCAGCAGATATATCGTCATCAGAATCTACAATCGGTTCTTTAGCAACCTTAATCAGCTCTTCAACTGCTTTTTGCCCAGCTTGGATTATACTCTTCTTCGTTTCCTTCGTATTCATATTTTATTGTAATTAAATTTGATAAAACTCTATATAGTCTTTCACCATCTACTATGAATTCATATTCGCTATTTGGTGTAAAACCAATCAGATCATTAACCTTTACAGTACCATCTGAATATTTAACAACACCTTGTAATGGTTTTTCAGATTCAATGTTAAATTGATCTACAGCTTTTAAAGGTTGTACAAAACAATAACCTTTCGGAGCTATCCATTTATCATTTCTTTTATATAAAAAGATTTGATCGTTGTTTATAAAATAAGTATCTTCGTTAAAATAAGCTCTACTATTTTTTTCAATACCATACTGGTTATTCCACCTACGAAACACATTGTGATGAACTATAACTGTATCACCTGTTTTTATATCTGTATCGCCAACTATAGGTGTTGATATAACCGTAGCTTCTCTATTTACATATTGATGATTATAAATATCTGTGTTTAAAATAAGTTCTAAATCACCGATTTTTTTACTATTGTTATATCTTTCTCCTTTTGGCTTTACAACAAAGTTGTAAACGCTCTTCATTAGTATTCTAAATTATATTCTATAGATACAGCCATATTTTTATTAAAGTCTTTCCAAGGTAATACATCTTTATTTTTTTTAATATAAATAGAATATTTTTCATCTTCTTCTATTATATCACAAATAGTATGTCCACCATAAACTTCTTGACCAACAGCATAGTGCATTGCATCGTTCTTATAGTCTTTACCTACACTAATCTTTCTTATCAGTTTCGCCATTTTCTGGATAATTTATAGTTCCGTCTTGAATACTGATATCATAAGTACCATAATCTTTTTCGAACTCGGTTTGTAATAATGTTAATTCATCTCTTAAACCAGCTATCTTGTGCATCATTTCATGCTTTCTAAGTTCAATAGTTCCTATCTCTAACTGCGTTCTATTTATATCATTTACTATATCTTGAACTTTTTTTAATTGTTCGTCAGTAATTTTTTCAGGTTTAACACCTTTTAGTTCTTTAATTTTTTTACTTGTTCCTTTTAATTTTGTTGTCGCCATTTTATTTAATTTAAGTTAATTATTTATTTTATTTATACTCGATGTCTCATTTGAAGATACGTGTTTAAATCTGCTAGTTCTGCATCAGTGTGCTGTACTGTTGCTAAGTCATAAACTAGTAATTCATATATATGACCATCAAAAGGTCTATCACTATCACTTCTAATCCCTAAATTTGAAAATTCAATTTGTTTTGGATTAGTTTGATTAGACCATGAGTCTGAAAGCTCTGTTCCATTTTTATATAACTTTAACGTACCTGTTGACCCATCGTTTCTACTAATTGTAATAAGCATTTTTTCTTCTTTAACAAAATCATTACCACTTTGAGTTAATATACTAGTAGTAGCACTACCATCTAGAGTTTTAATTCTTACTTTTTTATTAGTTTGAAACTCTATAAATTCATTACTACCATCAGATAATACACAGTTTAAACTATCGTAAGACTCTATATTTACCACAAAAGCTATTATAAAGTTGTGATCTGTTGATATGGTGATTTTACTTGCTAAGTTGTAAAAGTTATCATCACCACCTTCAAAGTTTAATCCTCCGTCTGATACCGCTGCTTGAGCATCTGCATCACCCTGTGTTGCGTGGTTGTCATTTCCAGATGAATCATCCCATTGACCAACAGCTACACCTGTATCGTTTTTAAGCCATAAAGATAAGCCACGTATATCTTTTGGATCAAATGATTTGTAACCACCTGCAGCTGTTATTGAAGTTCCTAATCCTAACATTATATACCGAAGTAACAGATTACACCTCCATCAGCATCAGCAGCTGGTTGAAACATAGTCCATCTACCATATATCGTAAGTCCTTTTGGAAACGTTACTCCATCTGTAGTTGTACCTCCAACACCGTGGTATTCATCAAGGAAATAGAATGTGTTTGCGTTATCTATATTAGTAGCGTCAAATACGGAACCGTCAGCGTTTTCTAATGTTAATGTAGTTCCACTAATACTTTTTACTACTACTCCTTGTGCGTTAGGTCCTTGATAAATAGGTGTTGCCGCTACTAAATCACTGTGATTACCAGCAGCGTGATCTATATCAAGACCAACGTCTATAGTATCATTGTCTTCTGCTATTATAACGTATTGTCCTTTTTTTATTTTAGCGTTAGTCCCAGTTAGAGTTATAACACCTACGCTTGATCCAGCAGCATTAGCAGCCGCCTCAGTAACACCTATGTAGTTAGCGTCAGTTGCTTCTGTGCCTTCTGTTGTTATAAATTGCGGACCCATAGTGTCTAATGTTTCCGTAATTAATTGTGTAGGTGTGTTATCTGCTAAAAATTGAATAGCTACAATAACGTGACCTTTTGGTGGATATATTGGTTTAGCTAAATTTGTAAAAACACTACCTAACTGCCCAAAACCATAAGCTACTTCTGTTGAATTTTGTCCCATAATTTTATTTTTTTACTTTTTCAAATGATCGTCCACCAAAGTAGGCACCGATCACGGTTATTAATACTAATTGAAGTAAATCTACCCATGTATCTTTAACTTCAAAGTTTATTGCACCAGCATCTATAAATATTAATAGCGTGGTGCATACTACTAAAAATATTAAAATCATTGGTCTTACATTTTTGCTTAACCATGAATCTGATTTTAAATCTGCTTCCCAACGAGATGTAATGTTTTTTTCCATTTCAACCTCGTAGTTAGCAACTAATTCTTTTATTTTTCTTTCTGCTTCAAGCTTTTCTTCTTTAGATGTATGTAAGTTATCTATAACTCCACCTACACCTTTTACAAGATCTGCAGCTCCTCCAGAAAATATATTTGTTAATATACTCATAATTTAATTTTATTTTTTTGCAAATTTTTCTACACCAGCAATACCAAAACATCCTAGTGTAACCCAAACAAATGAATCGTATACAAATTCATTAATAGTTAATTCTAAACCCCAATATCCTGTTGAAAGATCAAAAGCCATAACTACGCACATAACAAAAAATGCTATTGCACCTATTATAGTTTTTTCATTCCAGTCGTTATTGTCTTTAAATATATTCATATCCCATTGTTTGCATCGTCTTCCCAAGGAAAACCACTATGTCCAGCTTGTTTCCACTTACCATCAACAAATATCATGTCTTTACCATTTCTAGTTTCTCTAGCAAATATTTCACCATTATACTTTACATAATCATCACCATACTCTAGCTTACCTGTTTTTATATCGGTAGCATGTCGCATTTCATGTATAAGTGTTTCTCTTTCTTCGAAACTACCAGGAGTTATATCATTACTAATATATATACTACCATCCATATTAGCCTCGCCTCTAACGTTAGGTTCTAAATCTTTTCTAATAATAGGTGTTCCTGGTACAGAAGTATCTCCACCAGAATCTCTACCAAAACGCATTTTGTTTCTTATTTCTCCACGTACAGCGTAATTACCTGTATTTGTTCCTAATTTATATCCCACTATGCTCCGTAGTATCCTTTCTTATAATCTTTAGCCATAGACTCCTTCTTCTCTGCTTTTGAAGCATGAACTGCTTTACGTTGAGCTGCTGACTTATATCCTTTAGCTGGAGAATGTTTCTTTCCATACATATCAATTGGAGATTTTTCTATAGCTGCTTTAAACTCAGGGTTAGCATCGCTAGCCATTATTTTTTCTTTACCCTCTTTAGTTAACATTACAGGGTTTTTTTGATCTGCACCATACATGGCTTTACCATGTTTTTCGTATGGGCTTTTTTTTCTTGTGTTTCCAAATCCGTATTTACTTGGCATAATTATCTATCTTTATCTTTAATCATATCATCTATAGCTTTATTATAAACTTTATCTGTATACGATTTATTGTTATAAAATACACTTCTATCTGAAGTGGGTAAGTCTTCCTCACCTAATAGGATTCTGTATATCCTACTTATCATTTGAGAACACTTAAACGAAGTTTTAAAAACCGAATACATAATAGTAGTTCTATTTCTATGTCTCCAAGTTTCTATCCAACCTCCTTGTCTTAGTCTATCCCATCTTTGTTTATCCCATGAATAAGTGTAAACTCCATCCATAAAATCTTTTCGTGTAAATCTTCCTTTACAATCTAAATAAATTAATAATTCTAAATCTGCATC